TCACAGTCAGTAAGAATAACTTGAGATGAGTTGTTAGCAGCTGTTGCCACTCGCTGAAAACGGCAATCAGTAAATGTGCCACCGGCTAGACATAGTGTCATAGTAAGCGGTGCTACAACTAGGGCGGTTGTTGGCTTATTTCCAACACCCATGTTTGTAAATGTCATTGGTGATGCAACCTCAGATAGCAATATTGCATCTACAAAGCCTGAGTTTGAAACATTAACAGAGTAGGCTTGTGTGCAGGATAAATACCAAGCCATATTACATTTATCTAGGCTGATCACGCCGCCGCCGGTGGTTGTAAAGTCATAGCGTGTGGCAATAGTTGCGTTTGGTATCACATTTGCTGTGCGTGCTGCGGTTGTAGCGTTTTCAAAAAATACATTGCCAATGACTACTTTTAAGCCGGATGTAGGTGTATAGCCGTTTGTTGCTGCGCCTGAGTTGCCAATGCGGACCAATCCAGCGTTATCAATCCATACACATTTACCGCGTGCAGCCTCAGTGCCTGTTGTGGTGACAATACCGGCATTAGGGTAAAACTCATAATCACCAGCACCTGCGTTTTGCTCAATAAATACGCCTGCAGCATACCTTAGCAAACCATTATTAGGGATTTGCATTGTTTGGTTAGATGATCCATTGGTTGTGCCTATTTCGTACCATTCGCCAGTAACATTGAATTGACCAAGGCGGTTAGCGTTTACTGTTGATGCCTCATCACCTACTATTTCAATCCATCCAACACGCCCTGCATCTGATGCAGTTGCGCCAATGCCAGTAAGAGCGCCAGCGGCATATGTGCCAGTTTTTTGCTTAACGCGGATAAAGCCGGATGCAGGCATTGCTGCGCCGGTTGCGGTTGATGCTGCAGTGAGTGATGAATGCACGCCAATTAACTTGCCTGATGCGCCATTATTAGTAATTGCAGTATTCCAAGCAGGCACATTACCAGTACCGCCGGTGTATGGGATCATCCAAATATCAGTACCGTCAATATTAACCGCGCCACCTAATGATGCAGATAGTGTTATTGGACCAAGGGTAGATGATGTAGTTTGGTTTGTACCTACCCTACTATCTTGGTCAATTGTGAGTGTGCCGCCGTTTACATTGTAAGTATCGCCACCAGCCTTAGATGTTAGCTCATCAATGTTTTGTGCAGTGGTTATAGTAAAAGTTGCCATTAGCTGTAATTAACTCCGGTTAATTGATCCCCTGTATATGATAGCGTTTTTGTTAGCTCTATACCAGATGGGGTATCGCCGCTTAGTACCAATGATGTTAGTTTATCACCTGTGTAATTAAATGTTTTCACTATGGTGCTTGCGCCATCTGTGTAGGTTATGGTTGTGAGTTGATCACCTGTATAGCCAAATCCAGCATCCCATGCCTTTATGTTTTTAGATACGGTTTCAAAAGTGCTTGCTGCAGATCCTGACAATCCGGTATAGCCGCGCGGACCTTGACCGCCCGGATCACCTTTATCACCCTTTTGCCCTTTTTCGCCTCTGTCACCTTTAGCGCCTTTTTCGCCACGCTCACCCTTTGGACCTTGCAGATCAGTAAGTAATATAAGATCTTGCCATAGCTCATCACCCTTATAACGCCACTGTATGTGCGTTTTAGATACATTAAGCTCAATTTCCCTGCCATCTTTACCATTTAAGCCATCAATGCCGGGCGTGCCAATTTGCCCACGCTCACCGCGCTCACCAGCCTTGCCGGGCAATCCCTGCTCACCCTGAGCGCCACGCTCACCCTTATCACCTTTGATGCCATCCCTACCGTTTTTGCCGGGTTTACCCTGCTCACCCTTTAAATCTAATACAGATATTAAATCAATCCATTTACTAAAGCCTTTGTAGCGCCATTGAATATATGAGCCATCAAATCTAATTTCAACCTCATTACCATCACGACCATTTGAGGCTGTACTTGCATTTTTGGGGCGTATAGGGTTTGGACCAAACATATTGTAGTAATTATACCATTTTTATTGCTTATGGCTTATACACAAAAACGCCTATTGCTAGGCGCTTGTGTGCTTGAACCACACCTCACTGTGATTTGGTTTGGCTGCTGCTAACTCATAATTAGCCATTTAACTATATTAACCATCCACGACTTTTTACGGTCTACTGTGGGGCGCACCAACCTTTTAATCTACTAATTTTCTAAATGATTTACTAAATCTCTCAACTAGATCATCTAGCTCTACATAAAATGTAGCTAATTCATTTGACTTTGGCAGATCATCTGCAACAATAGCAACTTTTACACCTTGCTTTAGATAATGCCTAGCTTTCATTAGATCACTCTCTATCATGTGTTGCATATCCACTAATAGCTTTTTTGGATCAGGTTTTTGTGCCATCACTTAACTTTCTCAACTGAGAAAAATGATATGCTCTTGCGCTCAATGAAAATATCGGGCGTATTATCATTAGTAGGCAATAATACCCACTTTTTAAATCTTTTTAGTAACTGTTTTTCAATAAATAGTTGTACATTATTCATTTCTGAGCTAATGGTTTGGTTGGTATTTTTGATATAAAAAGTTATTTTATATCGTTTGTTTGGGTTATAGTAACTATCCCTCATCTTAGCCACTCCGGATGTGCTAAAGTCCATTCAACTGTATTTTTAAGGCTCTCATCTAGGGTAAGTGGTGCTTTCCATCCTAGCGCTGCAAGTTTGCTACCATCCAGCGCATATCTAAGATCATGACCGGGGCGGCTAGAATGAAAATCAAGCAACTCATATCTTAATTCTTTGCCTAATATATCTGCAACCTTTTGTGCAAGCTCTAGGTTATTAAGCTCACACTCACCAACAACATTGTATCTGCCCATATCCATGCCGGATGTGTACTTTGGAAATTCTACATTTTTAAGCAAGAATAGTAAGGCATCTGATTGGTTTCGTGCATGTAAGTAGTAGCGACTGCCAATTGTTTTACCGTCTGAGCTTGCATGTATTGTCAGTTTATTACCAGTCAATATATTTTTAATTATCATTGGTAGGTATTTTTCAGGATCTTGCATTTCACCTATGATATTCATGGTATTAGTAATGCAGATTGGCAGATCATATGTTCGCCAGTAGCTGTAGGCAATAGCCTCTTGTGCGGCTTTTGATGCGCTATATGGATTACTAGGGCGGTGCGGCTCACCCTCTTTGTGGTTATGACCGTCAGGCGCTGGACCATACACCTCATCTGTGCTTATTTGAATAAACTTTTTAACCGGGTTTTTGCGGATATATTCAAGCATTGTAAGCGTAAGGTGTACATTATTCTCAATAAAATCACGCGGATCAGTAATGCTGCGATCTACATGGCTCTCTGATGCCATATTTATTACATAATCAATTTTGCCTATGCGCTCAATGGTTTGCTCTGAAAATGGTGCTTTTAGATCATGGGTAATTACTGTAAGCCGGGCGCGCCAGTCAGGGTGTGACTCTAGCATTTCTGCTATGCGGTCTGATTTACCTTTGTGCCTAAAGCTATCAATTATGACAATATCCCAATCTGTATTGTGCATAATGTGAGCAAATGCATGTGCGCCAATAAAGCCACCACCGCCTGTTAGTAATACTGTTTCCATTAAATTAACCTCCCTTGATTATTATTTGTTGGTGGGTAGTGCGGTCTGATGCCTACCGGGTTGCCATTATCATCAAAGTATTCAAATGATGTTTGCACATATGGCTCACCATGTAGCAGATCCTTTAAGTATACCCTCTTATCTGACCTGCTTTGTGTATGATCATCCTTAACCAATACATACTTTGGCAGATCTATATCACCACGCAAGAATGCCCAGCCATTTTTAGTGATCAGCCAATGCTTGCGGACCTTTTGACCATTAACCTTTACATGAGCAATTAACCCATGATAACGCAAGTGTTGAAAGTTTGAATACAATTTGTATTCGTTATCATCTGTAAAGTCTTTTGTCATAAAATCATTTTTCATGGTAGACATTACATGCTCTGCTGCACGCTTGAGCATTCGGACCTTTGCAGTGTTTAGCATTTCTTTACGCTGTAATCTTATGCGCTGACCGCAATGTGTGCAGCGATCATTCATTGTTTCAATTGCTGGTAACTCTATCTGTGGCATAATACACCTCCAATTCGTTTATTTGCCTTTTACTAAAGATTGCCCTCACGCATTATCATAGGGATCTGCTTTTGCCAACTGTTGCCATTGGCGCTAATGCCTGCGCTGTTTATAACAATGCCCTCTTGTCTATGAGTATTATCATACTGGACCATTTCAGGTAATCTGCTGATCCATTCAGGTATTAGCTCTAAAAGCCGGATGCAGCGCCCTCTATCATCTGCATCACTTGGCGGCATCATTCGCGTTTTGGCACTGTTTGTCATGTGTTTAGCAATAGCCTCACTACTAATGCCGGTATTAAATGACAATGCCCAATACAATGCTCTTTGCGCTACTGTTTCACCATGACATGCTGTAGGTTGATTGCAGTTAGCACAGCACTGCAGATCATCAATGATCTTTTTTGTGTACATGCTGCCATCACCATAGTTGCGATCACATAGCTTACCCATTGCCACACTCCTTACTGCCATCTTTATATACTCTATGCCGGCAGGTATAACCCATTTGCTCTTTATGGCAGTAATCTAGAGCAAACCAGCTTTTAATGCGCTCAAGTAATAGATAAAACCTAATTTTCATCTTTTGCCTCCGTTAATCCATCCTGCAGATATGCAAGAGCTGCTTTATATGCGGTTGTTTTGCCAGCCTGTTTAGGCGCATGAGTAATTATGGTGAGCTTTTTACCACCTGCTAGGATCGCAATTAGCTCAAGCTGGTATGGTGTTAGTATTATGCCAAACTGCTCTTTTGCAAATTTCTCAATTTTAAGCATTGTTTTGCCCTCCGTAAACTTTACTGAGCCATAGGCTTTGTTTTGTAGGGCGTTCAATCTTGCTAATGATGCCACGCTTTGCAGCGCGTTTGAATACGCCGCCTAGTGGTGAGTAATCAGGTAAGCCATAACCAGCTGACTCTAAAAAGATAATCATCATATCAGCTACGATATATTTATTATCTTTTGCAAGCGCATCAAGCAATTTATCTGCAGCATCGCGCCATGCTTGTGATTTGCCATCCATTACTTGCCTCCGCATTCTATAGGCATTGCAGGTGCTGCAGGCTCTAGATCAATTTGCTCAATTGGCTGCTCTAGTTGTGGTGCAAACTTATCGCACATATCCATTGGTATAGAGTCACCATATGGGCAGCCTGTAGGCTCTAGTTTGCATATTGGTGATCCATCTTTGCTAATACCAATATCGTATGATCCGGCAGGGCATGTGGCAGGCTGTGGCTCTGTGCTGCCAACTCTAGCTGTCATTATTGCTACAAACAATAAAGCAGCAGTAAGTGCGGTTAAAAATATTAGTATTTTTTTCACAGCTTACCCCTCCACTTATCAATAACATAGCCTGCAACTGCACCTATGACAATGATAATTATTACTATTTGCCACCAAGCCATTATTTTTTAACCTCCGGCACATTTACTTGCAGCACATGAGCGCTGTTTAATTGTGTCAATTCGTTATAGCGTTTTGCATAACCCTCAGCAACTGCGCGCCAAAAGCTAGTAGCAATAACACGCGGCTTAGTTTCGTTTGTTAAGGTGATGTATACAGTTGTCATTATTTTTTACCTCTTTTAGTTTTGGTTGATTTTTTTGGTAGTTTTTCATATTTAAGCTCAATTTCTGCAAGACTCTTGCCCTGTATTATTGGCTCATGAATAAAAGTAGTAGGCTCATTTGGTGTGCCTAGAATGCCTGCAGCAACCGCATTGGTTTTGCGGTACTCCTCAGCAACTTTTACTACTTTTGCATACTCATCAGCGCTAAGACCAATCAAATAGTCTAGCGCTGTATTATAGTTTGCAGGTTGCTCAACAACCTCAACCTTTTTAGTTTTGGTAAATATACCCATGTGTGTAATCCCTCCAATTCGTTCACACTTATTTGTAACTTAAGCATATTATAACGGTATACCGTTTGTCAAGCATTTAAGTGAGCAATAACGGCATCTGCAATTTCATCTGTTAGACCATCTGCCCATGTAGTTCTAAACAAATGCTGCCCCCACAAAAAATCATCACTATCATCAAGTATTGCATAACGCTTTGCGCCGGGGTGTCTATCTAACCATTCCTTAATTTCAAAACCGCGATATATCATACCCCAAACAGCGCCACGCTGTAGATCTACTGTTACATCAAAAAATTCACAAACATTTTGCTCTGCCCATTCTTTGCTATCAGGAAACAACCGCCAACTACTACTAAGCACAACTTTGCATCCTGTCTCTGCAATGATCCGGCGTACTCTATCTGCCATTATTGGATTTATACCAATAAATTTAGTGTTGCCCTGCCTCTCGCGTGTTTTTTGATGGTTGCATACGCCGTCTATATCTAAAAATAATATCTTTAAATGCTCTCTCATAATCAAAAAATCAACCTAAATAATAGTACCGCTAATATAAAAATAGCCTTTAGCATCAAGTACATCACATAAAAGATGCATATTACTGGTATAAAAATAAAGAATATTAACCAAATCATTTGATGCCTATTACATTCTGTTGGTAATACTTGCGCGGTGATTTGCAGTTTTTGAGCGCGGTTGCCATGTATTTTTGATCTACTTTTTTGCGATCCGTGTATTCTAGCAACTCAACAAAGCCTGCCTGCCCATTCACATTTATAAACTCTTGTGCCTTACGCACCCAATATTTTTGGTACTTACCAAAGTTATACTTAATCAATTTGTCATGTAGGTATAGCTTAAATTCTGCCTTAACCTCTTTGACTTTTTCAATAAAGCGATATGTGCCGTCTTTGATCATCCGGCATAGCTTTGCAAAATACCGGCTAGGCTGATCTTTACTTAGTGCAGTTTCAATCATTCTACCCCACTCATCTGCCTTGCCCATTTTTTCTAATTTTATTTGAATGCTGCGGTAAAACGGCAAAAAGCGCTGATCATCAATTAGATCTGCAGCATCGCCTAACCTCTGTAGCATTGTCTGTTTTCTAGTGTCGTTTAAAGTGTAAGACATATTTTCCCTCCAATTCTTTGTCTTGGCTCTAATATAGCATGGCAGTGAAATAAATTACAAATGGGGTTATGGTTTCTGTGCAAAAGCCTGTTTATAAATATTTGTGTAATTCTAAATGATGTGGTCTACAAAGCCACAGTACATCTAGTGGCTGTGCATAGTCAGGATGGTGAGCCTCTACATTTACCTGTGTACAACTTCCAAACTCACATGGCAGCTTTTTTAATTTGCCTGATTTTACTGCCCTATAGACAATTTTTCTAACGCTATGTTTCATCATCTTTTCTTTTTTAATGTAGTTAGCATTAGTCCAAATTCTAGGTTTATATTGATATTCCATATCTTTAGAATACCGCACTTATACACAGATTTAAACCGCTTATTATTATCTGTTTCTATATAGTATGTAAAAATGTTTTAAATAAACATTTCTATATAGTATGTAAAAGCCTACCGATAACAGGGGTGATAGCCTTTTTAACCTTGTACAAATGAAATGATTTTTTGTTAGCTAACTGACCATCCATGTAGATTGGTAAAAATTCGCCGGGTTTGTATGTGTAGTATTTGTTTTTGATTGAGTTAATCATACAAACATAGTAGCACAATTGTCTTATTTTGTCAACACATTGACATACTTTTGTATATGGCTGTTATAATGGTTAAGTCTACTGAAAGGAAAACACAAGAGGCGTGCAACTTACCTACCCTGAGCCTTAGATTATGAAACGCAAACTTACACTCACACTGGTACTTATGACTGCAATGCTATTTGTACCAGCCACTGCAAGCGCTCAAGAGCCTTTGCAGTACAATAAACTTGATACTTTATTTAAACTAAATCTCAAAAATCCTAACCCAACATTTTCATTTGAGCAGCCAAAGCCCAAGGCTGATCCGGTAACTGTAAAGCCGGTTGAGCCTAAAAAGCCTGATCCTGTGGTGTATACGGTTGTTGCCGGTGATAACCTTACCAATATTGGCACAGCCTACAATGTTGAATGGCAACGCCTATGGGCAAAAAATACTCAGCTTACTCACCCGGACCGTATAGATATTGGTGATTTAATAACCATTCCTGAGCCGTCTGAGCAGCTTACACGCGAAATACCAGTATCAGTAGCATTACCTACTGCAACGCCCGGTGTAGCGCCTAGAATTAGCTTTGATGGCTCAAATACATATGACTATGGGTATTGCACATGGTATGTAAAGAATAGGCGCGGCGCTAGTCTGCCTAATAGCCTTGGTAATGCAAATACATGGTACTCACGCGCTGCAGCGGCTGGTATGGCTGTTGGATCAGTACCACGCCCCGGCGCTGTTGGTGCTACAACTGCAGGCGCACTAGGGCATGTGGTTTATGTTGAGTCAGTAAATGCGGATGGATCAATAAATATATCTGAAATGAATTACAGAGGCTGGGGTATACAATCTAGCCGGACCACTAGCGCATCAGAGTTTGTTTATATCTACTGATCTTAATGCTACCGCGCCTATTTCGTAATCTATAGCAGGTAAATCATAGGCTGTTTCTAGTAACAGATCTAAGCGCTCAGGTGATGGCTCTAATAATATATCTTGCATACCTGATATTACTACTGATACTCTTTGCTGATTTCTTAGTTGTCTTTTTGTGGGGTGTTTTGGAAATTCCATAAGCATCATTATAAAGCAAAATGCACACCTTTATGATGTGCATTTATTTGCCGAATTGGAGTTCTAGGCAAGAGGTTGTCTTACTCACCTAAAGCCATAGGGGTATTATACTTGAATTGATTGCCCACTACCACTACTGGTTTTTGCTTTTTTGTATCTGATAGCGCCATAGTATGCAAATGCTACTGACTCTGTAGGATCTGATTGTATATCAGTATTCATGCTTGCATAACCAAATGCACCATCTTTACCAATGCTACGCTTTTTAACTGTCTTAATGCTCATGTTTAATGCAGGCTGATTAAAGTGTGTGATTTTGCCCTGCTCAACAGCCTCATGAAATGTGCCATAAGCTGCTGCAGCCTCTTTTACATTAGGGGTAAGTATCTTTTTAGACATGCGGCGCTCAGTCCTAACTAATTCCTCAACTAACATTTGTGTGCCAGCCTGCCCATCAATAATGATCTTGCTACATTTGCGCCAGCGCTTACTATCATCTGTAAGCCATGTTACTAGCCATTGTGTGCCTGCGCTCATAGGTTTACGCACAATCAGCTCAACATGGACCTTATCGCCGGGCATATTAACGCCAATGGATAATGATACTGCACTGCCATCAGGTGCAAATTTAATTGAATAAACATATGTGGCATCCTCAGGCACTTCTACTTTGTCAGTCTTGAGCGCGGACCACCACGCATCAGGTATGGCGCGTTTGCTCTCAATGCCTGCTACCCATCCAAGGCGCATTTTATTAAAGCTATCAACAGCCATATCTTTAGCCTCATTGCGGACCGCCATAAGCATTAGGTGATAGCCAAGGCTAGGGTTAGCAGCATACCATGCATCCTCATCATGCGGATCTGTAAGCAGCTCAACTGACCACTCTTGCCAACAGGTATCATGATCCTTACCATCAATAACATTTTGCCTAATACGGATAAACACAGTGCCAGCACCGCCTCCGCTTGGTGGTGTACCTGCACGCAATATTTGTTGGTTTTGGCTTTTACCTGCTGAAATTGTAGGCAATAGAGCCTCCTGCTGCGCGTCTGTTTCCTCTTGCGCCTCATCCAGTATCAATGTGTCATTTGTAGTACCTAGACCGCCTGTGCGTGTTCTAGTACGAAATACACAGCGCCCTTTGTTACGCAACTCAATGTAATCTAGGCTTTTTGGCTCTTTGTCAAATTCTGCAGTTAATAGATCGCGGATTTCCTCTTTTGCTTGGTAAAAGAAATTTTGCACCCGGCGCTTAACCTCATCAACAGTTTTGTCTGAGTGTGCTGTATAAATAAGTGCCTCACTCATAAACACCATGCCACCAATGATCCTAGCAATAATAATTTCAGTTTTACCGTTTTGGCGTGGTACTAATAGACCGGCTTTAGGATTGGACCATTTCCATCTTTGCTCATCATCATCAAAGTAGACTGCCAGCCACCTATAAATAATTGCTTTTTGCCAAGGCAATAGGTTTACACCGTATGCCTCCATCAGCTGTATTGTTTTATCAGCAAGCCAAATATCACCATCAATAAATTGATCAATGCGCGGTTTTTGGTTGCCGTATCGTTTTGCCATGCTAATTGCCCTCTATATCCCTTATGGTGACTCTTGATCTAAAACTGCCCTGCCTTGCGCCACTGCCATTTTTAGCCGGGCGCTTATCCTTAACATCGCTGGTTGGTATATCTGATAGCAACTCACCTAGTATTGTCTTTTTATCCGGCGCAAGCCTGCGCTCATAATCAGCAATTTGTGTCATTACATCAGTAAGCTGTTTAGCTAGATCTGCAGTGTCGCGGTTGCCGGGGTTATTCTGCAGCTTGGCGGCTAGTTGATCGCGGATTGCTTTAAGCACGCCATAACGATCATTTGCAGCTGCTAGGTTGCTGATTGATTGCTTATCGCTGCCAGTGCCAGTAAGCCCTGCTTTGTGGATCTTATCAATGCGCCCCGGATTGCTAATAATGTCATGCCATCTGCTCAGTGCTGCGTAACCCTCAGTAGGCAATATATCAAGCCCTGTTTGTGCTAATAGCTTGATCTGATTAGGTGACATTGTTTTGAAATAATTTAGCCACTCATCATAGCTTTTTTGTTTTACTAGCTTGATCTTTAGCTTTTCATCATTCCAATCTTTTGTAAGTTGAATAAATTTTGTATGCGATAGCTTAAAAAACCACTGCTCAAACATTGCATCAGTGATTATAGGCGGTACAGGCTTTTTAGTTTTCTTGACCGCCTTTTTTGCTTTGGTTGGCTTTGTGGTTTTTTTAGTTCCCTTAGTAGCAACAACCTTTGGTGTGCTATCTTTTTTGGGCATTTAGAATAACCTTATTCTTTGTCTGCCTCAGATAGCTCAAAGTGATGCCCACATTCCGGGCATGTTACCTCATGTTTTTTGTAATCGCCATCAGTGTTACTATCACTGCCGCCATTGCCGGGTATCTTAAACTGTGGCACACCAAAGCCCTCTAATTCGTCAAGATCCCAATGGTTAGCAATAATGTCAGCATCCCATTTACCTGAGCTAACATTATCTTTTACCATAAATTCGCGTTTTTGTTTTTTAGTTAATCCATGTACCTGCCTAACAAATACATCCTCATAACCTAAATCTTTTAGTGCGTAAATGCGCTGATGCCCTGCTAGTATGTTGTTATCCTCATCAATGATAATCTCACGCAACTGTTTCATCTCTGGAAAATCTACCAGTGACTTTTTAAGCGCCTCATATTCTTTACGCCCTATTGAGCGTGGGTTTTCCTCGCTAGGCAGCAAATCATCAATCTTTGCCACAAAGTTTTTTGTAGTTACCTCTGCCATTTCGCCTCCTCCTTTATTACCGGGTAGTTCCCGTATGCGTTATGGTTGATGTTGAAATTATAGCATAATCATTACTGTATAATATTGTTATACAGATTGGAGGTATAAATTGGCTGCAATAGATCGTTTCCCTAAAAAGCCATGTAAATTTTGTCACAAAACTAACCCTAATCATTTCCCCTACGCCTGCCAAGTAAACCCTAAAGTTGCACTAAAGCGTAAAATTGGACTTAAGCGCACACCACTTAAAAGAGTAGGTAAACAAACAAAGCAGTGGATAATAACGCGCGCTACATGGATTAAAAAACATCCGCCCACTATAGAGGGTAAGTATTGGCTTTGCTATCTGCAAATACATCCTTGGTGTCCTGTGAGGCTTGATGTTGAGCATTTAACACTGGACCATGTTGTTAGCCGGTCACATGATCCAAAGCTACGGTTTAATCAAGATAATCTGCAGCCTGCTTGCTTATATTGCAATAACGAAAAAGGCAGCCGGTCACTTGACCAAGTAAAGCCTAAGACTGTATAATTTATTTATTCAGTAAAAAATAAACACTGACCAATAAAAAAGAGCGCCATTGCGAGGGCGCTCTTTTTGGTTTAACGGTGTTTGTTTTACCGCTGCAAAAATGTGGGTGCTATACCCTTAAGCTCAGTCTTATCTGATTTGTGTACATAGCGGTCAATAACCTTTGCAAGTGCAGCTGCACCGGCAACAATTAACGCGCCAACTGATAGCGAAATATTAAATATTGGTAGTGTTACAGTTGCCTGTGCTACCTCAGGACTACTTGCAATTACTGTTAGGACCAGCGCCACTATTCCTAGTAGACCAAAGTACAAGCCTCTTACAATTGTTTTTAAAGTTTCTTTAGCTGCATTACTCACTTTAATACTCCTTTATTTAGTAACATTAAATAATTCGCGGACCAATGCCTTAAATGTTTCCCACTTGCTATTATCGCCTACCTGAGCCCTTAGACTTTCAACCTCTTTATTTAGGCGGTCAATCTCTGCCTTTTGTAATTCGTTAATCTTAATCTGAGTATCTAACTGATCCTGTGTAGGGCGCTTTGATAGCACATTGTTTTCTGCCTGCAGGGTTGCTATTTTTGCCTCTGCTACTGGCTTATACTGCCAAAAAGCAATGCCATTTTTGTTTGCATAGTCTAATATTCGCTCTGTGGTGGTGCTGTAATCCTGACCAATCTCAGGATCTTTAGGGGATACTGCCACATCAGGACTTTGACCATAAATGCCCATGTATAAATATTTTAAGTTGTTGGCATCTACTTTCATGTCTATTTCTCCCTCTACATAGCTATTTAATCTATAAAACTTAGGTGCTACGCCGCCTAGTGATCCATAAAGCGGCACAATACTGCTTGAGTATACAACTGTTCCATCTGATAATACTCTGCGTTGTGTGCCTGCAGCATTTGCATTTTGTTGAAACAACCTATTGCCACTTAATAATACACCTGTATGCCCATATTCGCCATATTCATAACAAACTATGTCACCGCGTTTTTGCTGCCCGGCAGGTACTAAATTAGCTAAACCTTGTGCAACTAGGTTAGCACCTAAATATCGTGCATGACCGCGTGCTGCAAATGGGTTAGGCACATCTGCCATTTCAGCCATAAACCATTTAACCAATGTCACACATTGACCTGTTAAGTTGCCATCTGCAGGTGTTTGATTATTAGCAGTAAAGAATATGTTTACTCTAGGCGCTGCGTAATCATCTGCATTAGCTGCCACTTGCATA